GCCAAGAAGGCACACAAGGCGGCGAGAAAATGAGGAAGGGAATCCATACAATCCGTGGACAATTGCTCCCTACTGAATTGAAATCAATCCTTCAAGATGGTCGTCAAGGTAGAGGATGGCGCATCGTAGACTTCCTTTGTTGGCAAGCCGATGGAACAGGCACAGGAGATGCCCAAGTAGTGTTATTGACGAACAACCCTGCACCGTTGGCTTCCTCATCAGGGGATGCGTATAATCAGGTTGCATGGGCAACGGTTAGAGGTGGAGGATGGCAACACATTGTCGAACCTAACAGAACCGTCATTGAGGATTTGAGTATCACATCGTTGTCAACAAGTGAAGTCCCGATTAACTTCATGCTCACCCTCAAGGAAATCCCATTGAGTCCTGTTCAACGCATTATGGAACTCATCAAACAACGTGGACAAGGCAGTCTAATTTGAGGAATTATACCCTGAAACTATGAGAAGAAACAGCCTTATTAGTGTGAATGGGTAGCCACCCCTCATGTCGAACGCCACACTACGGCCATACATCGTGCAAAATGAGCAAGTATTCCAAGAACAACTGAACCTTCAGATAGAGGGTCGAACAGATGATGACAGGATGCTCAAACATCCTAACGTCGCAATCTACCTCCGTTGCTCATCTGATGACCAAACGGTTGACGCACAGCAAGCGAAGTTGACAACCTACCTCATGGCACACGGTCTTGACATCAACGAATGTAACCTGTATGTTGACGAAGGAGTGTCCGCAAAGACATACCCCTCATTCACCGACCGAACGGAAGGGAGCCGACTCATCGCAGATATTGAGTCAGGAAAGATAGACACAGTATGGGGTTACAAGGTTGACAGATTCTTTCGCAGGGTGTCGGCAGGTTCGGTATGGATTGAGATGATGAGCAAGAAGTATTCCAATGTTGAAATTCTCACAATGGATTGCCAAGCCCCAACGAATCAAGCAGCAGGTCGGACATTGTGGCATCTATTGTTGATGATTGCCGAGAATGAAAACGAAGCAAGAGGGGAAAGAACGGGTGGCGGAATGCAAGTCAAACAGGAGAACTCGGAAAAGAATTCTCACTCGGTTTTCGGTGGGGAAGAATACGATTCAGGAGAGCGGAATATCACTCAAGGTCGAGATGTGGGGGCATTGATTTTGATGCGTCCTAATTGGCATGAGTGGGCAGTCAGAACATGGATGATTGAGAACCCTGATGGTCTGTCATATCCGGCTATGGCTCGCAAATTGAATCAATGGAAAATCCCAACGGCAACAGGTCGACCTTGGACTAACTCAAGTGTCCGAAGTCAAGTCAAAAAACCTGCCAAGATGCACGACCAAATCCATCAATTCACAATTCCAAAACTGATTCAAGCCCCGTTCAGGACGTTCAAACCTGCACACCGATTTCAGTGACTAAGTAGATGTATTCTGAAACTGCCGAAAAGCCGCCCGAACTGCCTAAACCCGCCCGACGAAACCGAGTAACTGCGTGTTTTCGATTTAGATAGTTCAGATACTCAAGAGTCGGGCGCTTTTTCGGCAGTTTTCTGATGAGTCGGGCGCTCTTTGGGCAGTTTTCTCTGAGTATCTGTTTTTTGAAATTGCCCCAATCATGCCCTTTCTGCCCCTAACTGCCCACTATTTTGAATCCCAACCGTGATACTGCGTCATTTTGATGTGAGGGGTTTAGATATACCTTAGTCCGCTTCAAAACTGCCCCATCCATGCCCACTTTTTGCCCCTACCATGCCCGTTCAAATACGCGGTCTTAGATAGTCGAAAGTCCAATGATCATCTATGGCCAAATCAGACCGCTTTTTTATCCGAGCAACAGCAACAATTCCCGACCCCGCAGGAGCAGGCGCAGGGGCTTACAATGAAGTGAGCGTAGACTTAGGTGCGTTCGTAGATGCACTCGGTAAGAGTGTCTTGCGAATTCACCAAATCTCAACACAGATGTATGATGCCTCACATTCACTTTACCCAATCGAAGCACAAGGTAACAACGGTAGAGCAACAGCGTCTTGGGCATTGACTACCCAAAGCCAAACAGGTGTTGTCAATCTCGATGACAAGTCCCTCATTGGACGTGGTACATACTACACAGCCAATGATGCAAACAGCATCCCTCAAATCATGAGTGACATAGTAGACATCAACCCATCTTACTTTGATGAAGGCTACCTTGTTGCTGTTGAACAAATCTACTTGGGAACTCAAGGTTACAACGACTTCGGCACAGGTGATGGAACGGTCGCATTGATGCTTGAATGTAGTGTAGAAACCATGACCAAAGACAGCGCTATGGCATTGGCTCTAAGCCAACAGTGAGGCGGTCTTTGTGGTCTGTCCTACCTGTGTTCTGTTGCGGGCTCTCTTGCAGTCTGCGGGAGTCCCACCTACTGCTGCTGAAGAAGTAGGACAGGCAGTAGGAAAGCCCGTAGAGAAGAAGGTCAAACGCAAAGCATCAGCATACGCCAAGAGATACGGAAGGGAGTTCAAGCGGCTCAAGAAGAAGCATCCTCGTATGTCATTCAAAGCCCTCGCCAAGAAGGCACACAAGGCGGCGAGAAAATGAGGAAGGGAATCCATACAATCCGTGGACAATTGCTCCCTACTGAATTGAAATCAATCCTTCAAGATGGTCGTCAAGGTAGAGGATGGCGCATCGTAGACTTCCTTTGTTGGC